CGAGACGATCAGGGCGTAGCCTGTGGTGCCGATTGCTCGCTTACCCAGCGTGTTTGCAGCCGTGGCGTAGAGCAGGTCACCAGTGGCCCAGGTGCTCTGTCCGGTACCGCCGTTCGTTGCACCGAGGGTTCCGGTGACCGCAGCGGATTGGCTGATGTCGATCGCTCCGAACGCCGGGGCACCACCAGCACCAGGAACTCGCAGGACTTGGTTCGCCGAACCCGCCGCGATGAAGCCGATGGTCGTCAGACCGTTGGCGTACGGGATCGAGTTGAGCGTGTAGTCGGCATTCTGAGCGAAGTGGAATGCCGTGCCGTTCTGCACAATGCCGCGACCTGCTGTGTACGAACCAGCACCGGAGAACTGGGTCCAGTTGAGCGCCGAGGTGTCGAGGGCCACCGGGGCGTTGGCGGTCATCACCCACCCGGTGTCCTTGTTGACGTTGCCCTCCTCGATGAAGGTGAACGAGCCGGGGCTCGCCTTCGCGCTGGTGTCGAAGTCGGACGCACGGGTAAGCACCCACGGCGATCCGTAGCCACCAGCCACGGTGACGACGTAGATGCCGTTCTCGGTCGCTCCACTGCCGGTGGTCTCATCCTTGACCAGCACGCGATCGCCGACGTTCAGCGTGATCGTGTCGATGACCAGCGCCACCGCCGTGCCCGTCATCGTCTTGGTGGCGCTGCTGTAGGTGCCACCCAGGTCCGCAGTCGTCGCGACACGGCAGGACGCCTTGGGGTCAAGACCCTGCGCGGTCTGGTCCACGTACCACTTGGTCGCCGCGTCCTGGTCAGCCGAAGGGTTCGCGAGGTTGGTGATGCGCTGACTGTTGAGCGACACCGCAGCCGTTGGCGCACCGAGCTCGTTGATCTTGATGCTGCTCTTGGACGACGCCTGGGCCTTGTTCAGGCCGTTGCCGACCAGGATGTAGTCCAGCGTGAGGGCGATGTCGGTCGGGTCAACCGACAGGGCAGTGATGTTCAGCGCGACAGCACCAGTGCCGTTGAAACCGACCGCCGCCGCAGTCGCCTTGCCCGTGATCGAGAAGTTCTGCGAAGCGGCAAGCTGCGTGGCCTGAGACGCGAGACCGCTGAAGTTGGGCGCGGTGATCGTACCGGCGGTGCTGAAGTTGCCGGAAGAGTCACGCAGGACCACCGTGCTGCTCGCGGAGGTGGACGCCGGGTAGATCGCTTGCCAGTTGGTGCCGTCGCTCCACTTCAGCAGGTTGTTGGCGCTGTCCATCCAGAACGCACCCTTGTTCCCTGCGGCGGCGGCGTACGGCTGGGTCGCGGAGTTCTGCGTCCGAAACTGGACGATCTCCAGCAACCCCATGTCGATTGGCGAGTAGAACTTCATGTGCGTTTCCTCAATTCACGTATGCGTAACCGGAAGTCTCACCAGCAAGCACCAGTTCGCAGGTGTTCTGGTCGATGTAGACCACGTCCCCGAAGAACACGTTCTGAGACATGTCCACAGCGGTAACCGACGGGTACCACCCGAGGTTGTGGTTGATCCTCCAACGGGCCGATGGCGTGCCCTGGTTGTGGACGTACCGAGAATTCTTGATGAGCGTCTGAACGTCCCCGGTGTTGAGGCCGCTCACGTCGATGTTGTCGATCTGACTCTGCAGGTCGGACGCCTTACTCGAGAGTGCGCTCTTGAGGGCTTCGATCTGCGTGTTGATCGCCTCCACCGCCGAGTCGATGGCAGCGGTGATCTGCGCGGTCGGATCGGGAGTGTCCGTGGTCTGCGCAGTCGGGACTGGGAACTGAGCTTGGAGGCCGGATCGCCATCGATCCACAGCCTCGGAGAAATCTCTGACCGACTGCTCCGTCAGCTTCTGGGGAAGCCTCGGGAACTCTGGCACCACGATGTCGGCAGACCCCAAGCCGGTATTGGCACCCAAGCCCTTTCCGGGCGTGGACGCCAACCGCTTGATGAGGGTAGCCTTGGCGTTTGAAGCCATGGGCTAGACATTACTGAGGACGTCTAGCGCGACAACCCGGAGTCGTTCCGTGAACTTCTGCTTGGTGAATTTGAGTGCGGTCCTATACGCCGCGTCCGCCTTCTTCTGCAGGAGCTCGCGGTTGCTGTATGCCTCACGCAGCGCGGCGATCACGCTGTCCTTGGTGGGCTTGGCTCCACGGCCCACGCCTCGATACGGAGGATCCACGGGCGCTTGCACCATGGTGTAGTCCAGCAGCCACGAGTTCTCAGCGTTGGCGAACTCGGCGTGACCGCCCCACGGGACGATGATGTTGGGTCGACCAGCGGCCATCATTTCGCACGCCGGGAATCCCCATCCCTCCAGCCCCGACAGGAAAACGCCGCAGTGGTGCTCAGAGATCATCTGCTCGTACTGGGCCTTCTCGTAGTCCTCGTAGATGATCTCGATGCGCGGGTCGGTCACCTCACGCTTCACGCACTCCGGGTTGCTCTTGATGGTGAGCCGCACGTCCTTCTCGGACGGGAACGCGAGCGTGAAGTACTCGATCAGTTCGCAGATTCCCTTGCGGGACTTCACGCCGTTGTCTCGGCCGACGGTGATGAACTTGAAGATGTCGCTCGAAGGAAGCGGAGACCACGGAGCTTCCCCCCACAGCGGCACAAGGTGAATCGGTCCACGGTACCCGCTGCTCCTGAAGAGCCGCACGTTCATCGAGCACGGCACGATCAACGCCTTCGAGGACATGAACCCCATCGCGGTGTCGGGCAGGGCATCTGGCTCCCACATCGTGAATCGGATCGGAGCCGCGCCCGGTGCCATCGGGTTCTGCAGCATCAGGTCCGGGTAGTCGATCGGCGAGACGTGAACCATGTTCAGCGCCTCCATGATCGCATGCGCCAGACGGCCGTAGCCGGTCGCGCCGTTGACGGTTGGGGTGTAGAACCGGAGCGGTCTGCCGAACAGCATGGTGCGGCTGTTGAGCGGCGGACGGACGTTGACGGTCAGCATGCGTCTGGCGGTGTCAGGCGGGTCTCTCGGACGAAAGTCTGCTTCCTGCGGCACTCCCAGATCAGCTGAGACACGGCGTCGGAGTAAGCCTTGGACGACGCTTGGAATGTGCTCATGTCCTTGGTCTCACGGCGAGCAACCTGCGCGTCCAGGTAGAGCTCCACGGCGTTCATCACGTCCCGGTCCTCGAACGTGGCCGGAATCACCGTGCTATCCTCGAAGGTGCGACGGATTCCGTTCCACTGAACCACTATCTGCTCGTAGCTCTCGATCGAAGGGAAGACGTACAGAGTGCCGCGATTCAGCGACCAGAACCCCTGAGCCTTACCGGCTCTGTAGCCCTTGTCTGTGGCCGGACTGCCGGTGACGTAGATCGGAGCGCCCACACCCTCGTTCGGGGCATACGGGTTCATACCGTAGGCATCGCTCTTCAGGCAGCAGCGGTACGCATGAATCAGGTCGTTCATGCGGTTCTGGTCGATGTAGGTGTAGTCGACCTCGGAGCACGCGCCATCGAGGAGCGAGGTGTACACGCGCTCGATGTTGCCATCGACAGTGTCGAACGTGCTCGCACCGCAGTGGAAGAGCGTAGCCGACTGGCCGACGTAGTCCGCGTTCTCGGTGCGCAGACACGGGATCTTCGTCTGGAGATCGATGATCGCGTCCTTCACCGCGAGCTTGTGGACGTGGACGAGGTTCTCGGCCTCGCCCTCGGGGAACACGGCTGCGCTGATCTGGGCGTAGTATTGGGCGAATGTCATCGGGCAAGCCTTCCACGCTGAGCCTCCAGATCAGCGATCTGGGCGTTCAGCATGCTGATGGTTGAACTGTCGGTCGCGAGAATGGCTCGTTCGCGGACGTTGCGAATCTGGTTGGCGAGGATCCCATCGAACGTCTGGTACGCAGCGTTGACGGCGAGGCTCGACTTGCGGACGCGGTTGAAGGCGAAGAGCGCGATGAGCACGCCCACGCCCAGGAGGCCGATGCTCACGCCGAGCGGAATGCTGATCTCCCTGCGATCCTTGGTCGCCGCCTTCTCGGTGTCGGCAGCGTCCACGTTGGAGGCGTAGTGGATCTCCTCGCGGTACTGCTGCGGCTGGGACTGCGGCTGGGCCACCGGCTCCTGCCGGACCTGCGGGACGACCACCGGCTGCAACTGGACCTGCTGCGGCTGCACCGGCTCCACCGGAGGGATCTTGAGCTCGACCTTGTTGCCGAGCCCACCGACGTGAAGCTCTGCCACGGGAGCCTTGGGCTGACCGCTGACGATCTTCGAGAACTGCTCGCTCGCCTTGACGGAAGACGCGGAAGCCTCGCTGGTCACGGTGGACCGACGCGAGGTGGTTGGCACGAGGGCTCCGCAACCAGTCAGCAGGAGCAGGAGAGTCAGGGTCAGAAAGCGCATCAGTCGTCGATGGTGATGCCAAGCTGTGCGGCTTTCGCCTTGATCAGCCTGAGCTCGGCGTTGGTCTTCTTGATGTTCAAGCGGCTGAGCCTGATCGCGTAGATGCTCGCGACCGTTGCGGCGACCGCAGCCGTGATCTGCAGCCACGGGGGAAGGTTCAGGAAATGGGACGCGGCCACGGCGAGCATACTGCCAAGAGACAGTGCTCCCGACTTGGTGGCTACGAGGTCTGCGGGGATGGTGTCGGTGTGCATGGTCGTCAGCGTTTGACTTTGCCTACAGACGGACGAGCCACACTCGGCTCGGCCGGTGAAAGCGTCTCGGTGGGCTTGGCCACCGGCTCTGCGACCACTCGCTTCTGTGCCTCAACGGCGACCGGAGCAGCAGGAGCGTCTTGGCGTGCCGCCGCTCGTTGTGCTTCCGCCAGACTGAGTCCCCCCCGAATCACTGAGTCGAGACGCGATTGCAGCGTCGAGCTCTGCACGTTGTTTTTTTTTAAGAGCTCGTCGTACTCCACCTGTGTCATCTCCCAGATGCCGCCACGACGCTCGCGGATGCGAGTCTCAAGGGCGTCGATGATGGCAGCGTCCTCGGTGGCAAGAATGCCCTGACCCGCCTCGATCTCGATGAACGGGACGGTCTTACCAGCGACCTGGATGGTGTTGTAGACGACCGACTTTCCAAAGTACCGCATACGGGGATTTTTGGTTCGGGCATGATTGATCGCAACCGAAAGTCATCAAAGAAAAAGGGCGGCTGAGCCGAAGCCCAACCGCCCTCTGCTCATCACGGATCAGACGTAGTAGGAACCATCGTTCGAGCCGGTGCCATCCGGGGCAGCGGAGCCCAGGTTCTCCAGCACGAAGCTGGTGGTCTCAGCCTCCAGGACCGCTGTGTAGGTGGTGCTGGTCAGCTTGGTGGTCTTGCTCGGCACCTTCATCACGCAAGCGTAGGTGTCGTCCACAGCGGCAAGCTGCTTCAGATCGCCCGTCTTGTTGGTGACGGTGTTGGAGTCGATGATGCCCTGGTAGATGTTCTGCCAGTCGATGGCCCAGAGCATGCGGCCCGAGGACTCGAACCCAGCGGCCTTGTGGGCAGCGAGGATGTCGTCGAACATGCGGTGGGTGACGATGCGGAGCTCGACCTGCGGGTAGTCCAGCGTGAACTTGTAGAAGCGGAAGCCGAACGGCCCCTGCTCGCCACCCTGGTTCAGCTGCATGGTCAGGCGGAACACGTCTGAGCCGTACTTCGCCTTGAAGTAGTTCACCATGCCGATGATGAACTGGTTTGCGTAGAACGAGTCGGTGAAGAGCTCGATGATGTCGGCCTTGGTACCAGCCGCTTCGCGCTCGCGCTGCAGACGATACAGGCTGTTGAACAGCTTGTGCAGGTTGAGGGTCTCAGCCTGGAGGTCTACCACGCGACCGCACTCGCCCAGCTGCTCGTAGATGCCAGTGGCGTTCGCCTTGCGGCCGATGCACTTGCCCTCGATCGGGATGTTCAGCGAGGAGGTGCTCGGAACAACGATCTGCTGCAGGTTCTCGTAACCGGCGAGCGTCTGGTTCGGAAGCGGCTTGTTGAAGAAGAACGCATTCGCGTGACGACGCTGGAAGTCCTCGATGATCTGGCGGTTGAGCTCGACCTGAGGCACATCGCCGAACTCCTTGAAGAACGGGTTCGAGTCCCGAAGCGCCTGGAGGTACTTCTGGGTGAGCTCGTCTTCACAGATCGAGTACCGGGTGGTCTCGATCCAGAACGGCAGCAGCTGGTTGTTGTTCAGGCCCGGAATCTCGGAGCAGAAGCTCTCGTAGTCGGACACGTTCGGGGTGCCGCGCAGGAGCATACCCAGAGTCGCACCAGCCGCGAGGTTGGCGGGAATCTTGGACTTGTTCGCGATGGCGGCAGTGCCGTTGTTGTAGAACACCGAAGCGGTGTTCTGCGGGGTCAGCGTGATGGTCAGGGAGCCGTCACCGTTCACCGCGCCAACCGTCTTCACCACGAAGGCGAGGCGGTAGGTCGTGTCGCCAGTCGCGGGGCTACCGGAACCAGCGTTGGTGCCGTTCACGAACACACGCAGACCGGGCGGGAACCAGCGAGGGTCGGCCGGGGCGCTGCCCTGGGTGTAGACCTTCACGTCGATGTCGGCGGTCTGGGACGGAGTCGCGCCGGTGGCGTTGACCACCTTCACGGTCCAGAACTCGGTGTTCAGCTGACGCTTTCGGCCCATCTTAATGAACGGGCTGATTTCCCAGAGGCCACCGTTGACCTGCTGGACGCTCAGGCGCTTGCCGCCGAGGACGCGCTTGTTGGCCTGGATGAAGTCATACAGACCGTTTTGCCGGACGCCCACGGCCTTGCCGAGAAAATCGGCAGAGACGAGGTTTCCGAGGATGCGGTAGTTGGCATCGCTCGATCCGTAGATCGTGGCGAGGTCAGCGGAGGTTACCTGCTTGGCCGTACACGCGGTAACGGCACCACAGGACTCGATGTTGGTGCTCACCGCCGGGGCGCAGCGGTTGAACAGGTTGTTCGTATCAATTGCAGCCATGGTAATTTACCTTTCGCTGCTCATCATTCCATGCGCTGGTCAACCTTGTGAATAGACCTGGCCATTTTCACCCGCCGCCAAGCCACTGGACGACATTGGCCAAATAAAAAAGCCGCGTTTGTGAGACGCGGCCTCTGTTAAACACCTGCCTGTACTATTACACCGGAAGGCCAATGGATTCCCAGAAACCCTTCGGAACCCCATTGATTGAGGTCTCCTCAGCCTTCTCGTCCTTGCGTCCGGTGGGCTGAGCCTTGACCGACGGAGCGGACGGAGCAGCCGAAGGTTTGGGCGTGGGTTTTTGGGAGGGATTACTCTCAGACTTCGTGAATCCCATGCGTTTGGCGTAGGCTTCCGCCTTTTTTTCGATGTCAGACTTGATCCGAGACGCCTCGTACTGGGCCGTCTTGATGATCAGCTGTGGCACCAACTCCTCGTCCCGAACGGTGTAATACTTCGACCGCTGCGACACCGGCATGTTGGCGTAGTCGCGCATGGTGGAGAACCGGCGTCCATCCTCGGTGACCGGACGCTCTTCGCGGGGCACAGAGGCGAGCACCTTCTCGACGTGAATCGCGGCGGACACGAGCGTCTGGACCTCGCGACTCTTCTCGCTGTAGCCGTTCGGATTGTTGATCACGCGCACGGCAGCATCGAGGGCAGGAAGACTCCACTGCTCTACGGTGCTGACGGCCTCCATGGCGATCGGGTCGTTCTTGATGTCCTCGACGGCCTTGGCGCGGTCGGTGTCGAACGCCTCAACGAGGTCTGGGCGCACGGCCTCCAGGAGGCTCTTGGACGCCATCTCGTCGACCTGCTGACGGATCGGAGCCAACTGGGCCTCAGCCTTCGCACGGCGCACCTCCTCGATCTCGTTGCCATATCGCTTGGCGATACGCTCCTCGGCCTCGCGGATGGCCTGTTCCTTAAGGATGGAACGGTCGGCCTCCTTGAGGTGACTGTCCTCAACTTCGATGGAGTTCTCCTCGATGAACGCCCTGTGCTCGTCGTCGTCCCAGGAGAAGTCCACGCCAGGGTTCTCCTTGCGCCACTTCCGCTCGTACTCGCGCTCCTTCTTGGAGCCGTCGATGAACTCGCGCACGAGGTCGCGGCCACGGTACTCCTGCGGGTGCAGACGCTGCACCTCACGCAGACGCTCGACCTCTTCCTTGGCGTCCTCGGGAATCTCGACCTGGGAAGCACGCGCAGCCTCTTCGGCGGCACGCTGGGCGGCAGCAGCCTTCTCCTGCTCGATGCGCCGGTAGGTCTCGGCAGCAGCTTCGGCAGCAGCCTTGCTCGCGGTCTCAGCCACCTTCTCGGCAGTGAGGCGGGAACGGCGAGGCTTGGGCTCCGGCTTCTCTTCCTCGACCTCTTCCTCGGTCTCCTCGGCCTTCGGCTCTTCCTTGGGAGCATCGACCTTCTTCTCGACCTTTTTGGACGGCTTTGGCTTCTCCTCGGTCTTCTGAGCCTCGGGCTGCTTATCCCCTGGCTTCTGCTCCTCGGACTGATTCTCCTCACCGAGGAGGCGGTCGAGCAACATCAGACTGGCCTCCTTTGCGGCCTCGTCCATCGCTGCGGTGTTATCACCCTGCTTCTGTTCAGGGGATTGCTGCATCTGCTGCGCCTCTTGGGCGGCTAGAGCATCAATGTTCTGCTGTTCTTCAGTCATGTTGATCCGTGATTTGTACTTCGGCTGTGCGGAGCTTGAGCTTCTCCGACAGCGCGTCATTCAGGACGTTTAGGCACGTCTGAAAACGGGATGCCTGAGTCAGCGCGATGGCGGCGCGGTTGTCCAATCCCGCTTGGGAGGACAGCGACTCAGGGTTGCGAACGACTACGTTTGCGGCCTCGGCCTGGAGGGCTGCGATCTCAGCCAACAGGCATCGCTTCAGGAGGGAGGCTTCCGGCTGCAGGAGCCATTTGCTGATCTGCAGGGATTCCGCCTCCGACAGGAACTTGGTCTGGACTGACAGCATTCTGTTGTTGAGCGAGTCCGATGATCTGGAAGAGCCGCATGACGGCCTGGGCTTGCTGGTCCTGGCGACCGGCCAGTTCCTGCAGTGCCTGGGTGGTCTGCTGCGCCTGAGCTTGCATCGGCTCGACAAGGTTGGCGCGGAGCTCTTCTCCCAGCTGCATCATCTTGCCGTCCACGATCTGAGCGGCCATCTGGGCCAACTGCTGCTGCACCTGAGCAGCCTGTTCCTCTTGAGCCTTCTGCATTTCCTCCGGGGACTGGGCAGGTTGCTCGGGCTTCTGGATGCGCAGACGGAAGTCCTTCGGCGCACCGCTGTAGACGAGGATCTGATTGAACAGATCGATCAGCTGGTCGAGACCAGCGGCTTGGGAGAGTGTCGGGTTGGAGAAGATCGACTGGAACGTCTGGATCATCGTCGCTGCGATCTTCGAGTCAACGATGCGGTCAGCACCGTCGCGATCGCTAGAGAATCCGTCAACACGCAGAGCGTCCTTGCTGCCGCGAATACCAGCCTTGGCATTGCGGGACTCGGGCTCGTCCACCTTGAAGCCCATTTCCTCCAGCGCCTTCTTCTTGGTGTCATCCACCTCGGCAACGTCGGCAAGAACCTCGTCGTCGGAGTAGGCCAGGAACGCCTCGTAGAGCAACTTCTTGCGAGCCTTCATGGCCGCGTCGATGAAGCTGCCGGTGAGCTCTAGGCGGTTCGAGGTGTTGGACGCAACGATGCGCACCTCCTCGGCGGTCTGTTCGTGCGAGGCCGGGAAGCCAACCTCCTGCGGGGAGTAGCCAAGCACGCGCTCCATCATCTGGAGAAGCTGGTTGATGCCCGAAGCGATCTCCATCGAACTGCCCTGCGGAAGGCCCACCGGAGTGAACGCATCACGCTCGGACTGCTGCTGCCAGGAGAGTTCGCGCTTCGAGTACGGGATGAAGGTGACGCCCCGGTACTTCTTCTCGCCGAGGTTATTGATCAGGTCGATGTACTTCTGATCCACCACGTCCGCGTTCCAGAACACGATGCGCTCCAGGTTCTGCTTCACCGTCAGGATGTACTGGGTGAGCATGTTGGAGATGTGGTCCTGGAACGGCAGGAGCTCTAGCGACAGCGAGGAGTTGTGGGCGCTGCCCTGGTCCGCGTCGTACATGTAGGCGACGAGCGGATTGTAGGCGAGCGGCACAGCGTGGCTGACGGTGTGAGAGCCCGTGTGGATGAAGCGCATCCAGACCGGGTGATCGTAGTCGAAGAGATCCCACTCGGACGGAATCAGCTTCGTGAAGTGGGATACCACCGTGACGCCTTCGTCCTGATGGTTCAGAGTGTAGCGGTAGGCGTTCTTGACGCGCTCATCCTCACCGCTGCCGGGAGCGAACATGCCGACCTGCGGGAACTTCAGAGCACACGGGAATAGCTCGCGGTAGAAGTTGTACTTGGCGTCCACCCAGGAGCCGTACTTGAACTGGATGTTGTCGGTGTTCCAGAACGCCTTGTTGTTCTTTACGTCCTTGAACCGAAGCACGTTCCAGAACCCAGCGTACTCGCAGCCGGTGTCCGTGTTCATCGAGGACAGACGGTTCGTCAGATCCCAGAACACCCGACTCGGGTGAGGGATCTCGAACCGCACGCCCTCCTTCACGGTGCGGGTCTTCTCGCTGCCCTTCTCAAGGAAGATCTGCTGCTCGCGGAAGAAGTCCTCGGCCGGGAAGTTGATGCACGTCCCGTACTTGAGCATCTGGAGGATCGACTGCCGCTCATCCTCGCGGTAGCCCATCTCCTGGACCATGCGCTGAATGCGGCTGGTGATGATCTCGCAGCGCAGCCGGTTGGCCGTGGTCATCGACACCGGCTCGTACTTGTAGAGCGGGTAGATGTCGCGGTCGGTGAAGAGCTTGGCCCACCGCATCTTGGTGTACGCCTGGACCAGCGGCACGAAGATGTGGAAGAACGTCGGCAGGTCCAGCTTCATGATGGGCTTGCCGTCCTTGCCGCACTTGGCCGTGCCGTCCGAGTTGCACAGTGGCACGAGCATGTTCGTGAGGCGCTGAGTCATGCCCCACGTCTTCATGGCGTCGTACGCCTTCTCGCCGGACACGCCACTGGACAGCAGACCCTCCACCAGGGTGTAGGTGATCTGCCGCTGGGACACGTCGTACGCCTGATCGATGGCGTACCAAAGCCGAGCATCGTCGATGTTTCGACGAATGCCCTCGTCAATACGTGACGAGTTCAGGTCGATCAGCGCCTTGATCTTGTCGCTTGGAACCTCGGCGGTGAACTTCGCCTTGAGCTTCTCAGGCGTGGCTCCGCGCTTCTTGAGCAGTTCGAGATCGACCATGGCTGGTTACTTCTTCTTGGGACCGCCGATCATAATGAGCACACCCATGCCCTTGCCATGCTTCATGGACTTCATGGGCTTGGAGTCGGACATCTCAGCGGAATCCTCCTCGGAGTCAGCCTCGCTGTCTTCAGCCTCCATGTCACCTCCTTCCTCCTCCATGTCGTCACACTTCTCCACATTGGAGACCTCGGCAACGACCTCGGAGTCGGTCTTGGATTTGATCTTGAGGGTGGCGTAGACCTCCACCGTTTCACCGGGTTTGGCGTTCGCAACAGCCTCGTCAACATCGGCAATCGGGATGGTAATCTCAGCCATAGGTCACAACTTTAGGTGGAGCATTCGCTGCGCTCGTGCAGAATTACAACCGAAAGTCGCACCGACCTTATGCACGACACCAACGGCCGGTGGTTACCCGATCTCTCACCAAAAGGCTTCGAGGTTTTCAATGCCTACGAGCGTTACCTGATGGTGGACGGACCCCGTAAGGCGGGGAAGTCGTTGGCGATCGCGAACCGCGTTGCACGCCATCTCTTCGAGAACCAGAACGCCACCGTTGGCATCATCACCAAGACGTTGAAGAACGGTAAGGTTGGCGTATGGGCTGACCTCACGAAGACCGTGCTTCCACAGTGGATTGGCGCGAAGATCGGCATGAAGTGGACGAAGGAGCCCACCATGGACGTCGCCACCAAGATGTCCTTCGCCCGTGTCCGTAACGGCTTTGGCGGTGAGTCCGAGGTTCAGCTTCACTCGCTTGAGAACGTCTGGGAAGCGGAAGCTAAGTTCAAGGGAACCCGCTTCTCATTGCTGTGGATTTCCGAGGCCGACCAGTTCGAGGACCGCGTGGTGTTCGACGTGCTGACAGACCAGCTGCGCGTCGTCGAGATTCCGTACGAGAACCACCAGATCATCGCCGACTTGAACCCGCCCGAGACCGGGATCAACCACTGGCTCGCTGGGATCTGGATCACGCGAAAGCGCAGCGACAACCAGCAGTTCGAGAATCAGTTCAAGCGCATCCAGTTCACGATCGACGACAACACGTTCCTCGATCCACGGGAGAAGCAAGACCTCATCAACAAGTACGCCTACGACAAGCAGCTGTACGCCCGTTACGTGATGGGCGAGTGGGTGGAGGACGTGAGTGAGGGTCACTTCGCTGACGTGTTCGTGCCCAACACCCACGTCGTCGGCGATGTCTCCAGCCCACGCGAAGAGGACCACGAGATCATCGTGCCCCCCAAGAACTGCATCGAGCTCTTCAGCGGCTGGGACTTGGGTGACGTGAACCACGCCTGTTCGATCTCCTGCAAGCGCACCGATGCCAACGGGAACTCGATCTTCGATGTCATCGACGAAGCAGTGATCATCGACCGCAAGATCTCGATCGCTGACTTCACCGAGACGGTCATGGAGAAGATGCAGTGGTGGGAGGACTACATGAAGCGCGAGCACGGCGCTGAGCGCATCCTCTGGCGGCACTGGTCGGACAACTCGGCATGGCGCTACCGTGCGGCATCAGACGTCTACGACGAGCTCGTGGTGCGTCAGGTCTCCCAGGGGAAGATCGTTCTCCACGCGGTGACCAAGGGGTCCGGCTCCGTGAAGCAGCGCATCGGCCTCCTCAAGAAGCTGATCTTCGATCGGCGCATCTTCTTCTCCGCGCAGCTGAACAACACGATCAAGATGGTCCGCGAGATGAAACCGGGACCGAACCGGGCTGAGCCGATCCGCGACGGCGACAAGCACAAGCACATCTTCGACGCGCTGACCTACATGCTGATCAGCGAGACCCCTATGGATGTAGAACGACGGACCATTACAACGTCGGTGAAGAAGCCGACCATGGTCTTCACTCAATGACTCCGAAGCTGACCTACCTCAACCACAAGGACACCGAACTCTGGGTGATCTCTGGTGACACCTGGACCATCCCAGTCAAATGCAGGTACTGCGAGTTCAACGGAACCGAATACCTCCACGTCTTTCCCGCCGTGGCGCTCGGGTTTGCTCAGTCGTCGTCCATCGAACTGGTGCTCAAGCGAATGGGCGGGGAGATCGATGTGAAGGCCGGGTGGGCAGTTCCCGCTGACGCGATGCGGCAGCAGTTCAGAAAGGCTGAAGGGATCACCCCTGAGTTCTACTTCAGGTGGAACGGAGATGCCGCCAAGGCACCCACTGACGAGCAGATCGACGTGAAGGTGAAGGAGCGTCAGGCGAAGCTCGACTGCTCCGCGTTCATCAAGCACGTCGCCCAGGCGTCCGGCCTCGATGTGGCCACATTGACGCTCGCGTGGATCGCGATCACCCAGCAGATACCTTCATGGCTGCTGATGGGTAATACGCTGAACCTCGGCTTCTCAAGGCTCCTGGCGGTGCCCTACCGTAAGAACTGGAAGGAGATCCTCCTGACGCGCTACCCGACGCTGAAGAAGGCGCTGATGATCAAGAACCCGAAGCGGCTGCTGTCTATGGCGTTCACGGCCGCATCGAGGATGGTCCGCATGTCGGAACTCACCGAGAGCCATGAGCGACGGGGACGAACCGTCTTCTCATGGACCATCGAGGTGCTCCACGACTCGGGCTGGGAAAAGACCTGCGATCAAGTAGAAGGTGACGCGGCGGCGCGACTCGGCCCACTGGCTTACGTGAAGCGGTGGGCCAACCGTGTTTCGCAGATCGAAGACAGCATCTATGAGGTCTTGGCTGAACAGATCCAGAAAGAGACTGCACCGACTTGCCGAGTACTCTGGCGTCGTGGTCAGCGGGGTATGCAATTTGTTCAGGCATCTCCCACCGTCATCGGCTCTGCAACGATTGTGGAGTGCGACGACGGCAGCAGTTCGAGCGTTGACGATTTCCTCGGCATCGAGGACGCAGCCGCGTATCTGGAGGAAAAGGCTTCGCGCCTGTTACAAGTGCCCACTGTTCAACCCGAAGATGAAGACGTGCGGGTACCACGGCGAACTGATGTACCGCTCCCAGCAGACGATGGGGTGCTGGTGCTACCTACCTCTGGCTGCGAAGCTCCCCGAGAAGCAGTGCTGGATTGACGCCATGGGCTCAAAAGGTAACTGGACCGAATGACGCCGATCCCGACAGAACAAACAGGATGCACTCCCGCAGAAGTGCGTCCCGTTGGAAACAAGCCCACCATCTCGATGGCGGTTGCCGAGAAGGCTGCACGCGATGCTGGGTTCAACGTCATCGACGCCAAGCAGCTGAAGGCCGCTGGTGTCTTCGGCGAGTTCGTCTCCCAGGTTGGTGCAATCCACCTCGGCAGATCGCGTCTGGCCATGAATCTGGCTCGCACCGACAAGGCCCTGGAGTTCTGCGAGCAAGCCCTGGAGCACCGCCAGTTTCCCGACCCTGAGGCGATGATCGGCGTAATGAAGGTTCACGCCTCGCTGATCGGTGAGTCCAATCGTGCGGCCGAGCTCCTGATCAAGTCTGCCCAACAGGCTGCTGAGACGGCGAAGACTGAGGCGCTCACACAGTTGCCTGGGTTCGCTCCTCGTGCTCAAGTCGGCCCCACTCAAGTGAACGTGCAGGTCATCGCCAAGTCCTCCGAGACGAGCGTGACCGAAGTGAAAGGAGACGACGATGCCTCAGGTTAAGGGAGTGAAGCGACTGCCCAGTGGTAGCGTGCTGTACCGTGGTGAACGGTTCCCAGGCTTTAACGAGCCCAAGGCCGCTCCTGCCGGTGACATCCACAAGAAGCGGGTGCTCGCCAAGAAGGGCAACAAGGTGAAGATCGTGCCGTTCGGTCATCGCGGCTACAGCGATTTCACCAAGCACAAGAACCCGAAGCGTCGTGCCAACTACCTGAACCGCTCGGGCGGCATCCGCAACAAGCAGGGACAGCTTACCAAGGACGACAAGTTCAGCGCCAACTACTGGGCGCGACGGATTCTCTGGTAATTCTCATACCAAATAACGATTTATGGCAACCGCACAAATCTACAACAACGCCCTCCTGGAAATGGTCAAGGGGAACATCAGCTTCCCGACCACGGTTCCACCCGCAGTGCCACCCTACAAGGTGATGCTGATCGCCGGGTCTCCGACCTACACGTTCCAGAAGAGCCAAGTCTACCTCTCGAACGCCAAGGCCGCTGGTGCGACCGAGGTCTCTGGCACCGGCTACACGGCGGGTGGCGCGGCCGTTCCGAGCATCAACACCCAGATCAGCGCCGACGCGATCACGGTCGATATCGGCGACGTAATCTGGGCGTCATCCACGATCACGGCCCGTGGCGCGATCCTCTACAAGCCGACCGGAAATGATGCCACCTCCACGGTGATCGCCTACATCGACTTCGGCACGAACGTCTCGTCGAACAACTCTGCGTTCACGATCGACTTCCAGACCCCGCTGAAGCTCCAGAACTGATCCAACCATGGCCAACCTCATTGCTTTCGCGGGTTACGCTCGCGAGGGAAAGGACGCTGCTGCCCAGAGACTGGTGGCTCTCGGGTGGAGACGCATTGCCTTCGGCGACATCATCAAGCGGCAGATCGACTCGCTGGTGCAGCAGCACCTTGGGTTCTCCGCGTTCACCGAGGACGACACCCAGAAGAAGCAGATCCGTCCGATCCTTGAGCAGTGGGGCGAGGTCAACTACGACGGGGTGATGAAGGAGTTCTTCGACACCCTGCCGCCTCGTGCCGTGAACACAAGACTGGTCCGCTTGCGTGAAGCCAAGGAATGGATCAAGCGTGGCGGAATAATCCTGCGAATCAGACGTCCTGGCGTGACCCCGGCGACCGAGTGGGAAGCTGCCCGTCTGCAAGAGCTCTACGACGGCGGAGTCGTTCACGACACCATTATCAACGACGGCACCGTCGAGCAGCTGAATAATCGAGTTGAGCTTTTTGCGTTCCCGGTAGACCGCTACCTGCAGACTCGATGAATCCGAACGGGGCGCACGCGATTCCCCCTTGACTCTCGGTGTAATACACCTATGGTCTTCTCCTGCGAAGACACGGAAGACTGCCTTTGGTTCATGGCACGAACCATTCAGAATTAGGTGATGGCGCGTAGCTTTCACGTGGTTCGTCCACTTAGGGAGACCCCGCATTTCGCAGCACGACCTTGATCGCTTCGTCGAGAAGCGGTGCAGGTTCCACCAAAACCATGTCCACACCACTGTTCCGTAAAGCCACACGCGAGAAGGTCTTCCTGAAGCTCGCCGTCACCGGCCCGTCCGGGTCCGGCAAGACCTACTCGTCCCTGCGCCTCGCTCGCGGCCTCGTTGGCCCGACCGGCAAGATCGCGCTCATCGACACCGAGAACCGTTCGGCCTCGCTGTACGCCGACCGATTCGAGTTCGACACGCTCGACGTCGCACCGCCCTTCGACAACGACAAGTTCATCGAGGGCGTCACTGCGGCCGTGGAGGCCGGATACGGTGCCATCATCATCGACAGCGCCTCCCACTTCTGGGAAGGCATCCTCGACTACAAGGACAAGCTCGACCAGCGCGGCGGCAACTCCTACACGAACTGGAAGATCGCCGGGGACAAGTTCAGCGGCATCATCAAGGCGGTGCTCCAGTCTCCCACTCACGTCATCTGCTGCATGCGCTCCAAGATGGACTACGTGCAGGAAAAGGATGAACGCGGCAAGACCCAGGTGAAGAAGGTTGGCCTCGCCCCGATCATGCGCGACGGCATCGAATACGAATTCACCTCCGTGTTCGATGTGTCGCTCAACCATCAGGCCGCTGTCTCCAAGGACCGCTCCGGTCTCTTCGTGGACAAGATCTTCCAGATCACCGAGGAGACGGGTGCCGCGCTGGAAGCGTGGCGTCTGGCTGGTGCGGAGCCGCTGTGGAAGGTCCAGCTGACCACGGCGATCGGTGCTCACGAGCCCAAGGCCAACACGTTCCTGGTGTCGCTCGGGTGGATCAAGGAGGGCCAGACCTTCCGCGACCTGTCCGTGACCAACGCCGAGAAGATCCTGGCGAACACCGCCGCGTTCCTCGCCAAGGCCAACGCTTAATTGTGCAAGGTGTTTTACACCCATGACTCAAGAGACACCTCTGGTCGCTGACGGCATTCACCCTCTCCTGGACGAGAGGGTGTACCGAAATGACCCCGCCATTGCCGTCTCCGATCTGAAGGAGATGAACCTGTCCCCTGCCCACTTCTACTCGAAGAAGTTCGGCGGGTACCGCACCGAGCAGACCCACGCGCAGTACATCGGCACGCTCACGCACCTCTCCGTGCTGGAGCCCGACGTGTACCACAAGAAGGTGGTGCTCGATCCGCCCGACGCCCCAAGGAAGCCGACCTCTGCCCAGCTGAACGCCAAGAAGCCGAGCGAGGAGACCGTCGCTGCCATCAAGTGGTGGGACGACTGGAACAAGGAGAACGGCGACAAGACCATCCTGTCCTCGGACGAGATGACTCAGATCGACGGGATCACTGCCGGGATCACGCTGAACCCGGACGCCGCCGAGCTCCTGCGGGGTGCTCGCAAGGAACTGGCGCTGTTCAAGACCATCAAGGTCAACGGGCAGACCATCCGCATCAAGGGCAAGATCGATATCGATTGCGACCTCAAGGGCATGAACTCCGACGTTCTTGCCGACATCAAGACGGTCGATCGGGGCTACGCCAACCCTGACGACTTCGGGTACTCAATCAAGAAGTGGGGCTATGCCCAACAGGCGGCGTGGTACATCGACCTCTACAATCTGTTGACAGACACGGACGATCCGTTCACGACAGCGGTCAAGAAGCGGCGGTGGGTATTCATCGTCGCCGAGAAGGAACCGCCCTACGTGACGATCACGCTCGAACTCGACGAGCATGCGATCGCTGCCGGTCGGGCGATCAACAACCAGAGCCTCCAAACCCTTGCGCGGTGCTTCGAGACAGGTGTCTGGGATCGTCCGCTCAATGGAATGCGAGGCTTCGTCACCCTTCCCGAATGGGCAAAAAAGGCGAGATAACCAAAACCTGCATCCGTTGTGGGCGCACTCAACCGGCCAAGAATTTCTGGTCGGGTCGTCCGACCTGCGTTGAGTGCGCCCGAAAACTTTGGTACGCCCCCAAGTGTAACGCCGATCCGCGCCGTGGCCCCAACTGGCCCATGATGGAGCGGATGTGGAAGGCCGGTCTCATCAGTTACCCACCCGAAGCATTTCAAGATGATCCAAACAGCAAGTAACAAGTGGCACGTCGCGATTGACCCAGGTGCCTCAGGCGGCATCGCGTGGTGCAATGGCGATGGCCCGATGACTGCAGTACCCATGCCCCAGGAACCGACGGACACGGTTGCGCTTCTGGGAAAGCTGGTGACGGCAGGATACACCGTGCTCTTCATCGAGCAGCTGCCACGCTTCGTCCCGATGGGCGGTGGCAAGGGCATACCAGGATCCATGGCCGCTGTGATGTTCGAGAACTTCGGAATCATCTTGGGTGCCGCCATGGCGCTTGGATTCCGCATCGAGCGCGTCACACCTCAAGCATGGCAGAAGGAACTGGGCCTTGGGACATCCAAGGGGCTCCGCAAAACCCAGTGGAAGAACAAGCTCAAGGGCCGCGCCCAGGAGCTCTTCCCAGGCGTTCCGATCACGCTCAAGACCTCCGACGCACTCCTGATCTGGGAGTACGGCGACGGTCGCTGTTGACAGGTCGTACTTCGCGTACTACCACATCCATGTTCTCGGCGATCGGTGAGAGGAGAGTCGAGAGCGTTCAAGAGGCACGGTGATCCATCACAGTTTTTGGTCCCCACGTATTCCGAGGTTTCGCTGACCCACCGTCCCAGCGATCTCTCCCCCTCGGACTGCGTGGGGTCTTTTTTTGCCCGTTCACTGAAACGGGCTGTTTCAGCAAGCGATGAAAACCATCATCCGAGTCAAACGGCAGCAGGGCGGGTTCACCATCATCCCCAACGAGGTGCTCCGCTCGAAGATGTCCCTCCGCGCCAAGGGACTCCTGGCAATGATCCTGTCCAACGTGGACGAGTGGGTCGTGACCAAGGCGTGGGTAGCCCAGCACTGCACCGAGGGTCGCGATGCCCTGAAGTCCGCTTTCGAGGAGCTTGTGGAGCTCGGCTATGCCTCCGTCGAGGAGCAGGAAAAGGGTCCAGACGGACGCTTCACCCAGCGGGTTTGGACCTTCCGTGACCATCCTGACCGCGACGGAAAATCCGCAGAATCACCCTATGAAAGTGCGGAAAACCAGGAGCGGAAACCCAGTGTCGGAAACCCGGCTCCTAAGAATACTATAGAAGAAGACCAATTAAGAAGAAGCGGCGGTGCCGCGAAGGAGCGTCCGAGAAACGACCTAGCCGATGCTCTTGCCCAGGTCTGCGGGATGGACATCACTTGCATGACTGCCGGGGAGTGGAAGAAGGTTGGAATCGCTCTCGCGGACATCAAGAAGGCCCAGCCGAACGTGACCCCACAGGACATCGCGGTCCACGCAGCGAACTACCGGAAGGTCTTCAGAGACGCCACCATGACGCCACTGGCTCTCAGCAACCACTGGGGCGCTACCGCTCCTAAAGGCTCGCCACACGGTCTTGATGGCCGTTCCGGTGTCCCAACACCCCTGGACGCTCAAATCGTCAGGGAGAGGCTTCTGGGGCACGTAGCGAACCCTCGGCATGGCGACCTCTTCAAAGGGATGATCACTCCCAAGCTGCAGGACGAGTACGACCGCCTCGTGAAGCTCTACGCTGAGATCTCGGCTTGGAAGCCGATGTACTCGGAGGGGAAGAAGTGAGGGAGCCCCCGTTCTCGCAGGAGGCCGAGCTTGGAGTCATCGGCTGCTGCCTCCTGAACAACAACGCCATCGACGAGGCGATCAATGGCGGCATCAGGGCCGACTGGTTCTACGACGTTCGGTGCCATGACCTCTGGCAGATCATCTCGAAGATGCGGGATGAGCGGGTGCCGGTTGACATGGTCACGCTGTCGAACAGGCTCAAGGGCGATGCGTTCAACCGGGTTGGCGGAATCGAGTTCGTCTCCGAGGCGATGGACGCCGTCCCGAGCGCAGCCAACCTGCCCTACTATCTGGACATCGCACGGGACAAACATCGGGCCAGAAGGCTCATCGAAATCTCTCAGGAGGCCATCAACACGGCCTATTCTGGAGGCTCTAAAGTGGATATGGTGCTGGACACTTTCGAGGCCAAGCTGATGGGGATTCGCAACGAGCACTCCACCGACAGCGACTTCAACGGAAAGCAGATCGCCACCCAGGCCATCGACCTGATCCAGGATCGGTGCGCCGGTAAGAACGATGCCATACCCACCGGCTGGACCTTCATGGACCGCGTCCTCCGGGGAGGTCTCAGGCCGGGGCAGGTGTTCGTCGTGGCGGGGCGTCCTGGTGCCGGTAAGACGGCGTTCACCTTGAGCCTCTTGACCTCTCTGTGCTCCAGCGGGGTGCAGACGGGGTTCGTGAGCCTGGAGATGAGCGCCGAGGAAGTAGGCATGCGCATGCTTGCCATCGAGTCCCAGGTGGACGTGGGCAAGTACGACGACCGCAACCAGCCCAACGAGGGCGAGATGAGGAAGCTGACCATGGCCACCGGCCGTCTGGCGAAGCACAAGATCATGGTCAACGACAAGCCCAACCAGACCGCCCAGAGCATCGCTGCCAAGGCCCGTCGCTGGGTGAGGTCGGCAGGAATGAAGGCGCTTGCCATCGACTACCTGCAGTTGATCACGGCCACCGAGGGCAAGGAGAGGCGTGAGCAGATCGACGCCATCAGCCGCAACATGAAGCTGCTCGCCAAGGAGCTCAGGATCCCTGTCATCCTGTTGGCCCAGCTGAACCGCGCCATTGAGAGGGACGGCAACCGCAAGCCGCGCCTGAGCGACCTGCGCGAGTCGGGTGCCATCGAGCAGGACGCCGATCTGGTCGGCATGCTCTACCAACCGGAGCAGCAGGAAGCTGACTCCACACAATCTGGTCCGAGGAAGATCAACCTGTTCATCGCCAAGCAACGGGCGGGTCAGGCCGGGGTGGATATCCCATTCAACTTCAGACCGGAGCTCACACGATTCGATCCGATATCCCTGTTCGACCAATGAAAATCCGTAACTACCAAGAGCGCGTCTTCAACTGGCAGCGCGATGTCGCAGCCCAGCCTGTGACCAAGACCCCAACGCAACGCGATCCCGAGTTCTGCAAGAAGCAGCTGGGGTTCACCAAGTCCGAGTGGTATGACGAGTACGTCGTCCACGCGGCCACCTACAGCGATCTCATCAGCGAGGTCCACGCCCGGTTCGAGGAGCGCATCATCAGGGAGATCGATGCCATCCGAATCAAGATCGCCGACGACATCGGTGACGTGGCCTTCACGATCCTCGGAACATTGAACGCCTACGGGGTGGTCCTCGACAATCTGACCTTCTCCCGCTCGTGCGACATGAACGTGCTCGTCCTTGAAAAGCGGATCGGCGAGTTCCTGAAGTCGATCGAGGAGAAGGACAGTGTCCATGGATCCTATGTCAAGTCCGCGCTGCTCGACCTGATCGCGCTCTCGACCTACTACGCGGTGAACTTCTGGGCCGCACTGGACGCCGTGTGCGCGAGCAACGACACGAAGCTGTGGACGCTGCCAGAGGTCCACAACAACGAGCAGAAGATCGAGAGCCTGAAGTGGACGGCGACCCCGGTTGCTGGGCTCCGCGATCACCGATGCTTCCGAGTCAAGAACGCCGACGGGAAGCTGATGAAGAGCCCGTCCTTCGTCGAGCCGGACCTGCGATTGGCGACCATGCAGTACGTGGACTTGACGTGACCTGATCGGTGTATTACACCTCCCGCGCATGGCAACCTCGCCCTCGATTCCCCCCGGCAAGTACAAGAACGTCTACAACCCCACTGTCGTCGTGGAAGTGCTCGCCGAGGCCCAGTATCGCATGGGCGAGGTCCGCCATCAGTGCGTCATCTACACCAGGGACCAGCGGTTCTACGTCCGCTCGACCGCCGAGTTCCTGGCGAAGTTTCGGCCTCTGGAGGGCTGATTCACGATTCACGTTTGACAGGTCGCGGAGGGTGTAAGACACCTACGCTACCGATGCCTAATCAACGCGGAAAACAACGAGTTCTACTAGCATTATGGGTCAGTTCCAAACAGCTGAAGCTGCTCGACAAGGCTTCACGCTCGAAGCGCCTGAGCCGGTCGCAGTACGTGAGGAGCGTCCTGTTCGGGGACAGCGCCGAGTAAACCGACGCAACCTCGGGTCGTTCGTCGTCAACGGTTCAAAGGTCAACGCATGGTTCGAGCACGGACGGGTCGTATTCAGGAAGCGGTACAGTCACCGTACGGAGGCGGTCAGCCTCCAAGACATCTACCACCGCACAATTGGGCAAGGAGAGTTCAAGCTGTGATCAAGCGGATTCTCTCCAGGCTCAGCCAGGGCGGCATCCCTGGGTTCCACACGCTGATCATGGACCGTCCCCTGCCCGACTTCGAGGTGGCGACCATGATCCTGTCGATCCGCGCCTACCAGAAGAACATCGGCGACATCACGCTGTTCGCCGATGAGGCCGGGATGAAGTGGGCCATCCAGAACAATATTGCCCACCTCTACAACGACACGAATGAGATCACCGTCGATGAGACGATCGACCGGAAGAAGTTCTGGGCCGCTGGAAAGCTCGTGGCGTGGTCCATGATGAAAGCCCCCTGCGTGTCGGTGGACATCGACGCGGTGCTCTACAAGAAGCCCAGCCTGTTCAGCGACATCGTGGCGCTGCACCCGGAGCCACCGGAATGGGATGTGTACGGGCCGTCTGCGCTCAGGATGAGCGTCAACAAGATGACCGACATGACGTACTCCGAACGGGTGCAGCACCCTCCAGCGAACGTCGGCATCCTCTGCATCAACGATGAGGGGTTTCGGTTAAACTACACCCATTCCGCACTGTCGCTGATGCGCATGGAGTCGCTCTGGCCGATCATGTCCGACGACGAGGCGATCACGATCAACGGCGTGCCAATCACCCAGATGGTTCTTGCCGAGCAGTACATGCTGTCTTCGCTCGCCACGGCCTCCGGGAGGAGCATGTCGTTCATCAGCGACCTGGACGTGAAGGCCAACCACATGGTGCCCACCAAGAAGGCGTTTCACCTGTGGAACTCGAAGCGGTTCTACCAGCAGCACGCCAGGGCTCGTGAGGTCTACATCAGCCGCGTCCTGGAGGAGCTCTACACCATGGGCGCGATGGAGGATCGGGCCGTCGCCAATGCGGTGTTTGTCAACGGACTCCCGTCGGTGCGCGTGGTGGACGCCAATACCGGCAAGGCGCGGTGGTCCTACAACGGCGAGTGGACCGGCCCCGGCGAGACCTTCAAGAACTTCGGGTACGCGAACTGACATGCCCACCGAGATCACCAGCGTCACCGAGGTGGCGCTCAGCAAGGGTCGGCGCGTGAAGGTGTGGCGCAAGGAGACGGGCGTGCTGAAGGAGTACGATCACGGAGACGTGGTCGGCACGATCGTCATGCAGTCCACGCTCACCCACGCCAAGCTCGCTGAGCACATCATCAACAACCTCCCACGCACCGTCGCAGTCGAGGTCATCGACTCAGGCGGGATCGGGGTCCACATGAAGAAACTGTGAAAACCAAGATAAAGATATACG